GCAGAGGCGTGGGGGTTCATTGGTTCGCGGGGAGTGCGGATTTTGAACCCGGTGAACTCTCACATGAGCCAGGTCGAATTCGCCAAGCATCGCGGCGTGACCAAGGGCGCGGTTTCCAACTGGAAGGCCAAGGGCCTTCTGATCTTCTCGCCGGGTCCGGGGGGCAAGCGGATGGTCGAGGTCGCCCCGAGCGACCAGGCCATCAACGCGGCTGTGGATCCGATGCGGGGACGGCCGGCGTCGGGGGTTGCCCTTCCCCTCGCCCCCGATGCCGAGCCGGGTCCCGACAGCCTAACCAAAGTCCGCACGGATCTGATCCTGGAGCAGACCACCCGGCAGCGCCTGCAGAACGACAAGCTCGCCGGCGACCTCGTGCCTCTTGCCGAGTTCGAACGCCAGGCCGGGGAGGCCGGGCGCCTCGCCCGTGAGCGGATGCACGCCATGGCCCGCCAACTGAGCGAGCGCCTGGCCGCCGAGACGGACCCCCGGGCCGTGACGACGCTGCTGACCACCTCGATCGACGAAGCCTTCGAGACCCTGGCCAGCCAGATCGAAGCCGAAGCCAAGGCCGAAGCGGACCTCGATGCGGCGATCGCCGCGGCCGAGGACGCCGACGACCTGGCCGACCCGGACGCGGAGGCCTTGGAGGGCGTCGCTTGAAACCCTTCGATTACGGCCGCTACGACGGCGCCGTCGGCGTCGCCCTGAAGACCAACTCCTCGCGCCTGGCCATGGCCTTCGCCAGCGGCTTCCGGCCGCCGCCCAAGATCACCGTCGCCGAATGGGCGGCCGAGTATCGCCGCTTCCCGGAAGACAGCGCCTATCCTGGCAAGTGGCGGCACGAGACCGCCGTTTACCTGATCGAGCCGATGGAGACCGTCTCCCCGGATCACCCGTCCGAGCAGACGACGATCATCAAGTGCGGCCAGTCCGGCGGATCGGCGACCGCCGAGAACATGATCGGCTTCGTCGCCGACGTCGCGCCTGGCCCGATGATGTATGTCCACCCGACCATCAAGGCGGCGCAGGATTGGGCAGAAGAAAAACTCTGGCCGATGATCGAGGCCACGCCCCGGCTCAACCCGTCGCGCCGCGGCGCGGTCCTGGCGCAGAAGAAGGCGGATGGGGCCGGGTCGAACAAGCACCGGGTGAAATTCCGCAAGGGCGGCTGGTGTCTGCTGGCCGGCGCCAACTCCGCCGCCACCTTGCGCCAACACTCGATCCGCTACGTCGTCGAGGATGACCTCGATCAGTTCCCGGATGACCTCGACGGGCAGGGCTCGCCGGAAGGCATGGTCACCGCCCGGCAGCGCGTCTATGCGCGGCAGGGTCTCTCGAAGCGGCTGAAGATCTCCACGCCGACCATCAAGGGCGCGTCGAAGATCGAGCGGGCCTGGGAGGCCAGCGACCAGCGCCGCTACTACCTCAAGTGCGCCAGCTGCTACGCGCGCTTCGATCCGGGCTTCGCCGACATCCAGTGGCCGGAGGGCCGTGCGCACGAAGCGATCATGGCGGCGCCCTGTTGCGGCACGGTGCTGCACCACTGGCAGAAGCCGGCCATGTCGTTCCGCGACGGCTGGCTTCCAACCTGCGAGATCGACGGCGAGAAGCCGGCGCGCGTCCTGGCCGAGAACGAATTCCAGGGCCTGCGCAATCGCGACGTCGGTCACCGCCAGCCGGGCTTCCACATCACCGGCATCATTTCGGCGTTCCTGACTTGGGCGCAGCTGGCCAAGGGCTTCCTCGACGCTCAAGGCAACGTCAACGCCCTGAAGACTTGGACCAACCTCGAGCTCGGCCACGTGTTCGAGATACGGGGCGAGACCCCGGAATCCGACGCCCTGTCGAAACTGCGCGAGCAGGATTGGGGGCGCGGCCAGACGCCATGGGGCCCGGTGTTCTTCACCATGGGCTGCGACGTCCAGGGCGACGGCATCTACTACGAGAAAGTCGGGTGGGCGCAGAACGCCGAGAACTGGTCGCTCGATTTCGGGTTCATCCCGGGCGCGACCGATGTCGCCGGAGAGGGCGCCTGGGTCGGTCTCGAGGATGTCGCCCGCCAACTGATATCGCTGCCGTCCGGCAAGGCCTTCCCCCTCGACGCGATCTGCGTTGACGCCGGCTACCACACGGATGCTGCCAAGGCCTTCTGCAAACGGTCCGCCAATCGCCTGGCCGTGTTCGGCCGCGAGGGTTGGGCCCGTCCCCTGCTCGGGCGCGGCGAGGCCACCCAGTACACCCACCACGGCCGCAAGGCCGGCACGGCGTCAAAGAAGGCCGAAGACAAGGCCTACCTGGTCGGGACCTTCGGCGCGAAGCTCACCCTCTACGGCTACGTCCGGGCCACCCTTAAGGCGGTCGACGCCATCGCCCGCGGCGAGGAACTGGCCCTGCCGCGCGGCGCCTGCCACTTCGGCCGCGACGCCAATGAGGATTACTTCGACCAGCTGACCGCCGAGACCTGCGTCGTCGAGGTGACCAAGGGCGTGCCCCGGCGAGTGTGGAAGGTCCGGCCTGGCCGGCAGAACCACTTGCTGGACGCGCGGATCTACAACCTCGCCGCCGCCGAGTTCCTGAAGCTGGACTCCCTTGGCGAGGCAGACTGGGCGCATCACATGGCGCTCCGCACCATGCCGGCTGACGGCCAGGGCGACCTGATCGAACAGGCGATGCGGCCGCAACGCGCCGCGCCAAATCCGGAAGAGGCGAACGCCGTTCGCGTCCGCGACGCGCAATGGATTTCCAGCGAGGGGGCTTGGCTCTGATGACCGACTACGCGGCCAAAATTCTTGCGCTCGAGGACGCTGTCGGTTCGGGCGAGCTGACGGTCGAAGCCAATGGCGAGCGGGTCACCTATCGGTCGATGTCGGACCTGCTCGCGGCCCTGACCTATTTCCGCGGCCAGCAGGCGGCGGCCCTGGCCACGCCGGCGGTCGCGTCCACGCTCGCCACGTTCTCGAGGGACTGACCATGGGCGTCGACGATTTCATCGCCCTGTTCTCGCCGCGCGCCGCCTATGAGCGCGTCGCCTGGCGGCAGGGCTTCGAGGCCATGAAGGCGCTCGACGGCGCCCGCTCCTACGATGCCGCCCGTCGTGATCGGCTGACTGCGGACTGGCGCACCTCGACGGCGTCGGCGGATGGCGAAGTGCTGGCGGACCTGTCGGTGCTGCGGGCCCGCTGCCGCCAGATGGTGCGGGACAACACCTACGCGGCGGCCGCCCTGCGCAACCTGACGGCCAGCCTGGTCGGCGATGGCATCGAGGCTCGCGCCGTGCATCCCGACGAAAAGCTGGCCGGCCAGGCGCAGGACATTTGGAAGGCCTGGGCGGAGAGCCGGGTCGATGGCCGCGAAGATTTCTACGGCGTCCAGAAACTGGCCGTCCGTTCGATGATCGAGGGCGGTGAGTCGGTGATTCAGTGGCGCCCGAGCGAGGGCGCGCCGGACATGCGCATCGCCGTCATGGAGGGCGACTTCCTCGACACGACACAGACGCGCCTGCTCGAAGGCGGCGGCCGCATCGTCGGCGGGGTGGAGTTCAACGCCGCCGGCGACCGCGTCGCCTATTGGCTGTTTCCGAACCATCCCGGCGACCAGCTGGGCGGCTATGCCAGCCGGTCGGTGCGCACCGACGCCACGGACGTCGATCACCTGTTCGAAGCCACCCGCCTGGGCCAGACCCGGGGCGTGCCGTGGTTCCATGCGGGGGTGCGCAAACTGCGCGACGTCTCGGATCTCGAAGAGTCGATCCGCATCAAAAAGCGCGTCGAGGCCTGCCTCGCTGTGTTCCGCACGCCCGGCGAGAGCGGCAATCCAAGCCCCCTGGCGGCGCGCGAGACGCAGTCCTCCGGCCAGGTCTGGGAGACGTTGCGGCCGGGGATGATCGTTCAAGGCCAGTCGGGCGAGACCATCACCGCCGTCAATCCGTCATCGAGCGGTGACGGCGACCAGTTCCTGCGCGGCCAGCTGATGGCGGTCGGCGCGTCGATCGGCCTGCCGTACCACATGCTGACCGGCGACGTCAGCCAAGCCAACTACTCCAGCCTGCGGGCTGCGATGGTGGTCTATTGGTCGCTGCTCGATGACTGGGTGTTCAACACTATCGTGCCGCAACTCTGCGCCCCGGCCTGGGCCCGGGTGATGCGCCGAGAGGCCCTGCGTCTCAACAGGCCCGAGCTCGCCAAGGTCGGCGCCGCCTGGACCCCGGCGCCGCGCGCCTGGGTCGATCCGGTCAAGGATGCGACGGCGGAGATCATGGAGATCCGCGCCGGGCTGTCCTCGCTGCCGGAAAGCCTCGCCGCCCGCGGCCAGGACTGGCGCAAGACCTTCGCGGTGCAGGCGGAGGTCAACAAGGCGATCGACGACGCCGGCCTCGCCTTCGACTCCGACGCCCGCCGCGTGAACGGCTCGGGCGCCCTGCAACCCGCGACCGGATACATCCGGCCGGCGGACGCGCCCACCCAATAGGGGATCACCACATGACCGATCAAATCCGCCGGCAGGTCGCCGGGGGCGTGTCCTATCGCGCCTCGGCCGCAACGACGTATGACGCCGCCAACCGCACCGTCGAACTGGTCGCGGCGACGGACACCCCGGTGCGCATGCCAGGCTGGCGCATCGGCATCGATGGCGACTTTCTGGAAATCCTCGACATGTCGCCGGCGGCCGTCGACCTGGCCCAGGTGGCGGCCGGGAACTGCCCGCTGCTGGACACCCACAACCGCTATGAGCTGGCCGCCCGCCTCGGCGCCGTGACGGATGCCCGCCTCGAGCCGGGGCGGCTGATCGCCCTGGTGGCGTTCGGCGAGTCCGATGCGGCCCGCAACGCCGAAGCCGAATTCGCCGGGGCCGTGCCGCCCAAGGCGAGCGCCGGCTACCGCGTGCACGAATACCAATTCGAGCGCTTCGAGGGGGATCGTGTCCCCGTCTATCGCGCCACCCGCTGGACCTTCAACGAAGTGTCCGCGGTCGCCATTGCCGCCGATCCGAACGCAGGGGTTCGGGCGGGTGACGGTTCACACCCCTGCGTCATCTTGGAGACCCGCGCCATGTCGCTGGAAAACAACGCCGCCGGGGCTCCGGCGGGTACTCTCGCGCCCGCTCCGGTGGTCGCTCCGCTCGCCGCTCCGGCGGATCTCGGGCGTGCTGCCCCGGCCCCCGTGCCGGTCGCGGCCGCCCCGCTCTCGATGACCGAAGGCCTGGCTTTTCTCGACCAGGGCCGCACCCTGAATGTCGAGGCCCAGACCCGCGCCGCCCTCGATGCTCCGGGGGCCACGGCCGCCACGGTGTCGGCGGCCATCCTCGCCTCCGCCGCCGCCC